ATATATATTAGAAATATATAAAACACACGTTACGCGTATTATCTACATCTGATAAATCGACAATTGTTTCAAACAGGAATCCACATTTGTGATTATCCTCTTCTTTTCTAAATTATAATCTCGCATTTGCGTTAAACAGGTCCCAATACGCGACCAGCACATTTTACTTACCTCGGACCGCTGGTAGTTATCCAGATTCAGTGTGTCATTGTATTCCATATACACAAGAAAATACTTGTGTTTGTAAGAAATGTAATTGGAACCAACAAATATCTCTTCAAATGGAGTCACATTATGTATAGGATGTATCATATCAATTGTGAACCCAGTCTCTTCGCAAAATTCGCGGATGGCACAGTCATAGTCAGTCTCGTTATTATTCCTACGACCCTTGGGAAACCCCCACTCGGGTTCCGCCCAATTCGAATATTGTCTGGACTCATCTATTAAATTAGAGAGCGTATAGAAATCATTACGCAGAACAACGCCAGATACCAAAGTGGCGTGTTTTTCTCTCGAATTACTCTCTTCCATTTTGTATCTCGCATTACAGAATCCTTCGCCCCATATGTCCTTCCAAAGTGTATTAAAATCGGTTGTCTTTAAACGATTCTTCTCATATTCCGTCATCTGTTTCAACATATTCATAATGTAGCTTTTATTCTGAACGGAATATTTACCACGCATGAAATCAATATAACCAAGGCTCTCCTTCCTACATATAAGTAAATACTCTATTGCGCCGGTCTTTGACTTACGAAACGCAATAACGCCAGAGCTAGTAATCGGCATTTTGCAATTTGTAAATTGATGTCCAACCTTTCCGCAATTATTACAGTGATTATTTTTATTCATGTCGTTAAAATATATAATAACAGAGTTCTATATACTTTACCTACATGAATTTCGATTCCGATGTATGGGGACCTCATTATTGGTTTTTTTTACACACCATCGCTCATTCCTATCCTGAAAATCCGAATGCAGTGACAAAGCGCAAATATTACGACCTCATACAGAACATGCCCTTATTTATTCCAGACGCCGAGATGGGTAGTAAATTTAGCAATATGATTGATAAATATCCAGTTAGCCCATATTTAGGTTCTCGCGAATCATTTGTTCGATGGATGCATTTTATACATAATAAAGTGAATGTGTCGCTAGGTAAAGAGGAGATGTCATTTTTGAAATCGGTTGATATTTATAAGTCGTATTACAATTCCAAGCCATTTGTGCTGAGCGAGCAAATTAACTTGAGAAAACATTATCTGTATGTAGCCATCGTGTTTTTATGCATATTTTTGATATATATTTATTATTAATTGTATAGATATAATATAATATAGTCAATGCGTTTCGAATTAGTCATTTTATTAGTCACTGCCTTTGTAATAGCAAATATTCATACAGATGGTAAGTATCTGAAACTAGCGTTATCTTGGAAGAAATATTACCAGATGTTAGGTGTTGCGTTTGTAGGATATATGCTATGTTGGTTGATGAGGAAAAACCCTGAACGCGCAAAGCATATGTTAGTTTCATCGAATGAATATTTAAAATACTTGCCCGTTGACAAAAATACCACAGATTTCATATCGCCCATACTAGATTTCACCGCAAAACATGATTTCGGTGGTCCAATGCCGCATCAATATGAAAGCCGAGTTCTCCAATCGGGTGGCGGAATCGCAAAACCTACAACCGCAACCGCAACGAAACGTTCTGTAAGCGAAACAAAGAAAAAATTCGTTGCTGCACAACAGAATTGGCATTGCGGCGATTGTCAGAAACAATTGCCAGCTTGGTTCGAGGTTGATCATACAATTCGCCTAGAACATGGTGGAAGTAATCATGTAAGTAATCTGGTAGCACTTTGCAGAGATTGTCATGGAAAGAAAACTGCTATTGAAAATTTATAATGTATATATATACGTTTAGGTAATTCATGTCATCACTAGACAAAATAACGGATTTTTATACAGAATACGGATTAAACCGTAGTCAAGTATTATTGATTTTTTTGATTATCGTAACAATAGGCAATTTATTCTACGTGTCTGGAGTAAATGTTTTAGAATCGAAAGCATATGCTTCTACTTTCACGGTATTTTTCATGATTATGTTATTGGCAGTGTATAAACTATTTACATCAAAATCTGAAAATCAATCTACCAGCAAGTCTGACCAACCGATTGCGTATACAACTATCTTTGTTATCTTCGCATTTTTATTATTCAGCGTCGTTTCCGAGTTTTATAGTAAATACATCAAGACGTCTGCTATTTTCCAAAATGTTTCCGATAGTCTGCAAAATCGCGTTATCATAAACCTCGTTCAAATCAGTCTGGTGATTGCAATTGTTGTCGTTGGAATTTCGGCTGTAAACAATTTCTTTGGGCGATGGTTGAACAATGCTGTTGGATGGCCAGGGTTTATTATTAATTTGATAGTTTATATTCCTTGCTTGTTGACAGACTTTATAAAATACCTGAAGGCTCAATATGGAATAACATCTAGCGTTACATTTATCCTATTGGCAATTGAAGCTACATTAATTGCTGGTTATGCATTCATTCCCAGTTTGATTGCGTCGAAACTCAAAGAGGATAGCATTACAGTTATGAATTCCCCAGAGTTCTTGGATAACGCAGTTATAAAGAGCTTTGATAAACAAGATATAGGAGAGCATGATTATAAGAGAACCAATTACGCGTTCTCTATGTGGGTGTATATTAATCCACAAACGAATAAAAACAATGCTAACTCAAATATCTTCTCATATGCGAATGCTTATCCAAAAATATCCTATATTAAGAATGATAGTCAAACCGGCAAGGACATTTATCGTTTCATAGTCAATACCCAAAACTATGATATATCGTTAACGAATCAGAAATGGAACAACATCGTTATGAATTTCAACGACAATGATACAGTTGATATCTTTATAAACGGAAATTTAGAGAGAACATTCGATAAAAGCGACAGGAAATCATTGATTAACGATGGCCTTAATACAATAACAATCGGTAGCAATAATGGTATATATGGTGCCATATGTAATATACAGTATTATAACAGACCAGTTCGTCTGAATGAGATAACGGCAAATTATAATTTACTGCGAAATAACAATCCTCCTACCAATAATATAATGTAAAACATATATATAAATGGACTTTTTAGTTATTTTTTTAGCCATCTTACTCATCGTAGTTATCTTCTATATGGTATATACCAAATCTGACAATACAAAGTCTAAAATAGAGGTCGACATGTCAGCACAACTTGCTGACATAACCACTGACAAGTTAGTTAAACCGGATGCGGTATCATATACATACAAGGTGTGGTTATATGTTGATAAGCCTATTTCATCTACAGCGTTTATATTTGCGAGGGATAAGGATTTGACTCTAAAGTTAAATGGGACTACGTCGGTGTTAAGTGTGACAACTAAACACGAAAGTTCTGCCGATATAACGCATATGATTACAAACAACTTCCCTCTGCAAAAGTGGGTATATGTTGTCATCAGTGTGGATAACGCCACGATTGACATGTATTTAGATGGAAAACTGGTGAAATCCGTTGTTGACATGCACACACCGGATGGCACGTCGCCGATTAAGTTTGGAATAAACTCCGGTGTATTCATGTCCAAGTTCAATCGTGTTGTCGGTGCATCTGACCCACAGACTGTTTGGAGCGATTACCTTGATGGCAGTGGTTCGGGGCTAAGCAATTTAGCCAACAAATATAGTGTGAACCTGACTGTATTAAAAGACAATGTTCTTTCTACAAGTGTTTCTTTATGGTAAATTATTTATCATTCTAAATATATAACAATGGAGTTAAATCGACCGCTGACTGAACAACTTCCTGATATACAAACTGGTGCTACAAATACTATAAATAATGTTACAGAATCGGTTAGTTCATCATTGAAGGATTTCTCTACGCAGAGCATTGGAACAACGAGCGAGGAGTTTTTAAACTCGAATAGCATGATTTCCAAATTTGCGTTCTTGGTGCTTGTTCTAATAGTATTCATCATGTTGATGAATTTAGGAGTCTTTCTGATTAATTACATATTGCAACCATCTAAAAGTCCGTATGTCATCAAGGGTTTACAACCAGGAAATCGGACGGTTCGTATTCCTCAAGACCCGAAAAATTCGAATGCAGTGACTATCTACCGTTCAAATAACGCCGATAAAGGCATTGAATTTACATGGACAGTGTGGATTAATATAGACAGATTGCCAGACTCGCCTAAAAACATATTTACGAAGGGATTTGGCGGAAGTCAACGGGGGCCTAGCGTTAGCCTTAAAGGTAATACAGACAAAACTGGTTCGATTATTGTAGGTATGGATTCAGTAAACGCGTCCGATGCGAATATAATCGAGATTCCTAATATTCCGTTGGGTCGCTGGTTCAATCTAGCAATTCGCATGCAGAATAAAATTATGGATGTTTATGTGAATGGAACTGTTACAAAGCGTTATGTGTTCTCTAGCATTCCTCGCCAGAATTTCGGTGATGTCATTGTAGGTGAATTTGATGGAACACTATCTGATTTGAGGTATTTCGATAGCGCACTCAATATTTTCCAGCTCAATAATATTGCTATGGCTGGTCCGAATCTAAAGTCGGAATCAAAAACATTGGATACGCGTTTTGATTATCTATCGAGTTTGTGGTATAGCCCTAGTAAATAATAAATAATATAGCTCATTATTATAATAATGGGCGATACTAACGCTTGTAGGCAACGGCAAATATTTTTAATGGCGACTGCATCATTACCAAAAAATCGAATAGAGATGCAAGCAAATCCATATGTAAACACATCTTACACCCAGTCTCAATTAGATATGCGTCGTAAGGCGGAGATTCTACAACATAATCGTAATGCATCGAAAGTTGGCGGATTTACAAAAAACCAAAAATACTCAATTTCCATTAATAAGAACGCTAAGAGTGCTTATAATATAACGACAAATTGTGATAGCGACTTGTATTTACCATCACTATCATCATCATGTGACGTTCCTGGACCTGTCATTACTCTACAATATGACCCAGCAGTCCCATTGTATAATTACGAAAAAAATACAGATGCATATGGAATACTTAATCCGGATACCATTGGCAAATGGGTTGATGAAGTTTATAATAATATACCTGCCTTTACTGGGATTGAGACTACATTTATCAATTCGTTAGCGATTGGCGTTTTAGATACAAATCCAACCAGTTTTACAATTAATGTGCCTATGGGTATATACATTGAAGGAATTGCAACTGGGGCATCCGCATCAGGTAGCGTAAAATTATCGAGTGTTGTCGTAACTGTTTATTATAATAATGCACTAGTTACAATGACGACTACACCAACAATAAGATTAAATGGGGTTGCTCTACCACAAGCGTCGACGTCGCAATATACTGTAGATATGTCTGGACCGTCATTTAGTGGTTCTCAATATATAGGTAATCTTTCTATATCCAACTTGGTTCTCCCTACGCAATACGGTTTCGTCTATACTATAAAAATAAAGTGCACGACGTCGGTTACATCTCAGGTAGGAACCTATACAAACTTTAAATCGGGTGCTATTGTTAATTTGACAACGCCGTCCTTATTTAAATGTTCATTTGCTGAGCCTCTCAGTCCGGCACCTCCAGCACAAATCGCATATGCGATAACTGCATTAGATGTATAATTCTATAAATAAATCAAGGTTTATTTCAAATCCTAAATCGATAAAATTTAATAGGAAGTCTTCGAT